CACACACTGATCATAGCAACAACGCTGATCTCTCGTTTGTCTTGGGAACGTGCTCTATTGTGACCTAGCACCCTCACACCCCCGCAGACGAAGATGTCGTCTGTGCCCGCCCCCCGCAAGAAGCCACAGTGGCTTCTTGATGAGGAGGCTGCTGACCCGACGCTCGCCGCCAAGCTGGAGGTATCGCGCGCAGAGGCAGCAAAGATTGCGGCAGAGAAGTCTGTCCGCGAGGCAGAGATGAAGGCGCAGTGCGTGGCATGGCACGCCTCCCGCCCCGAGTGGATCATGCAGATGGTCGAAATTGCCCCGGGTGTGCGGGGCAATGAGCGCGAGTGGGAAGTGCCCCCGAAGACGGGACTTCGCCGCATCCGCAACAACGCAAAGTGCCCGTATTGCGGCAAGTAAAAACAAAAACCACAAAGACGAATTAGGGGCGAGCCCTTTTTCAATTTCTGGAAAACGAAGTCGTGCTCATCAGCAAGAAACTCAAAGTAGCAAAGATGGCTCTCCCTACTCTCTACGCAAAGTCCAAGACGGGCAAGGACCAGGTCTGGAATATCGAAGTGATTGGCAACACGATTCGCACGTCCTACGGCTACAAGGATGGTGCAATCACCGTCAACGAGAAGACGATTGATAAGGGCAAGAATATCGGAAAGAAGAACGAGACAACTCCGGAGCAGCAGGCAACATCCGAAGCGCGGTCTCTGTGGGACAAGAAGAAGACCACTGGATATGGGGAGTCAATGGAAGCGTCAGTTGTTCCGCAGATGGGCAAGCAGGAAATGGAACATCACGGCAAGATTCTACCCATGCTTGCTCACGAGCACGGCAAGCGCGGCAAGGATATCGTGTTCCCCTGCTTTGTCCAAGCCAAGCTGGATGGCGTGCGCTGCATTTACAACAACGGCGTGCTGACGAGCCGCATGGGGAAGGAGTTCACAGCTCTTGATCACATTACCGGGGCACTGAAGGACTGCAAGCTTGTTCTGGATGGCGAGTTATACTCAGACACGCTGACCTTCCAGCAGTTCGTTGGACTTGTTCGCAAGACCAAGCACAACGAAGCCGAGAAGAAGCTGTTGGTTCAGGTGAAATACTGGATCTACGATTGCGTGAACAGCCAGCCTTTCGAGGGACGGCTCGCTACACTGAAAGAGTTCTTCTCGACACGGCATGATGACATTGTTAAGCTTCTGCCCACAGAGGAGGCACTGACGAAGGAGGATCTCAAGAAGTTCCACGACAAGTATGTGGCGGAGGGCGCAGAGGGTTTGATTATCCGCAACAAGGCAGGGTTATACCAGCTGGCAGCCCGGTCTGCGGATCTCCAGAAGTATAAGGAGTTCAAAGACGATGAGTTCGAGGTTACTGGGTTCACAGAGGGAGAAGGGTTAGACAAGGGACTCGTGATCTGGATCTGCAAAACAAAAGAGGGACGTACATTCAACGTTCGACCCCGCGGAACTCACGCAGAGCGGGCAGAGTTCTTTAAAAACGGGCAGACGTATGTTGGAAAAATGCTGACTGTGCGGTTTCAGGAATTGACAGGTGATGGTATTCCCCGCTTTCCAGTTGGCATTGCGTTTCGCGACTACGAGTGAGGCAGCATTTCCTTCGTAAGGGATACAAGATCAGAGTAATGCGCAATACGAAGACCCGCAATATGCCCTACAATCCGATCAAAGATAGGACCATGCTGAAGATCACCGCGCGTGTGAAGCGCTAGCGTGTCAAACATTTTTCCAAGTGTCATCTCCTCGCCGTTCGATGCCCTATACATGACGCTGTAGATATAGGACACCATGTCGTAAGGAACAACGGCTGCCATAATCTCGTTGATGGTTCCGAGGGGAATAATGATATCGCGGGCGTCCATGGTTACTCCTATTTACCCAGTGGGACTAAAAATCCATTTTCAAAAACGGATCCATGGTCCCTACAACAGGGAGTAGCATCCCGGACAAAATGAACTTCGATAACGCAATCCTCGATACCGTCGCTCTTCACCCTGGGTTTGATGGACGCTATCTCCAGGTAGAGAACACACCGAACAACGAGCGGCGCTGGCGTGTTGTCTTCGCAGATATGGAGCGAACAAATGGTCCAACGGGGCTGGAGATCGAGATCATTCTCCGCAACGATGGCATCGTGATGTCTGTTATGAAGGCAGAGAACATGAGTGCCCGCGAGGTTGCGGTGTTCATGGATGACTTTGCGGATAATCTGAACCTCACACCCGAGTAAGCTTATCTGCGACTACCTTCTCTAACACAATCTTCTCCACAACATAGTGTTTGCACTCGTGAACTTCAGGAGTCCGGCACTTGACACAAAACATGGCGGGGCATTGGCACGTAAAGATCAGGTGCGTCCGCTTTTTGCAGTGAGAGCACTTGGTGAGCGACATGGTGCTCTTCCTTACCTGCCCGACATACTTTTCGTTTCCTAGAAGCAAGGTGAATGCCTAAGGTGATTCGGTATACAACTCTCGTCGATCCCGGTATCCGGTATCCACAAGAGGAGTTCGCAGAGTTGATTCAGATTTATTTAGCAGATCCTGAAGGCTGGGAAGCCCATGGGTATACGTTCGTCTTTACCCCGAAGAACCCGGATGTTCTAGTTCGTCTTGTAGATCCAAAGGATATCGTCAAGATCTGTGGATTGCCCGATAACCTCTCGTGCGCAACCATGAATGGTCACAATATCTATCTGAATTCGAACCGATGGCTGCACGGAGCTGCTGCGAGCAAATTACCCTTAGCCAGGTATCGCCAGTATATGGTTTCGCATGAGATGGGTCATATTCTTGGACATGAACATGAAAAGTGCCCGGGTCGCGGACAGCCTGCACCGATCATGTTACAGCAGACCATCGGAATTGGGCAATGTAAAGCAAACACTGCTATCACAAAAACTGATTCGAAAGTATAAATGGGTGGCGGGCTCTTCGGAACACCGCTCTATCTGAACGAGAAGTGTATCGCCTTCGCAGTATTCATTCTGTTCGTCTTCTGGATGCCGCATCCGAAGGCACGGGAACATGAGGTTGTCCTGGCATTTGTTCTCGCAATGACAGCTTATGTGTTGATGGCGTGGTATGACTACATCTACGACTGCAATGACAAGCTAGGACCTACACTTCTCGGTGGGCTGATTGGGTGGGCCAAGCCTTACGGTGGAGTCCCACCTGGAACACACGAGCTGCCTATCAAGTACAAGAAGATCGTTGGCGTCTTCGATACTGTGGTATTGGTTCTTCTCATTGGACTGCTGATTGTTCCGTATGTGCGGCGCTAGTTGCTGTAGGCCAGACCACCCATACCGCTCATCACGCGGAAGATGTTGTAGTTCACGGCATACATACGGAACAGGTAAGGATAGTTCTTCGACGGGAACTGACCGGCAGCAAGCGCACCCGCAGAGTTGCCAGTGATCGAATCGAATACCAGGGTAGCTGTGTCGATACGCGAGAAGTTACACGATCCGCTCGGCTGGTGCTCCTCAGGTGCAAGGGAGAACGAATACACGTTGATCGGGTTCGTCTGGGGCAGAGTGAACGGATCCGTAGAACCAGCCTGGGCAGAGACAATAACAGTTCCACCGATTGCCCATGTTCCAGTAAGAGGAGACGCAGCAGCTGTGTATCCACCATCGGTCAGAACATTAGCAGGAGCAAGCACGTAGACTCCAATGCCACCAAGCGCACCAGACACAACCAGAAGACTCGGATTGATTATCGATGTAGCAGATGCTGGAGCACCGATGCCTGTTACGCTCGTCGAAACCTGCGCAACAATTGTAGCTCCAACAATGTTTGGTAGGACAGAACCAGCGGTCAAAATTTGAGATGTAATCTGCGAACCAATTGCAATAAATCCAGAGGCCGGTGCGACGGTAACCACGAGATACGCCGGTGTGCCAGTCACCGTCGCAGACTGTGCCTGTGCAGCATAGACATACGATGTTCCAGTCGTGGTCGAATCAGGAGGAACCGCCACACCGCCCAGACGGAAGCGCTCGAAGGCACCGCCCGAGTGGTGCTGGTAAGGCTGAACCTTCCAGAAGTAATCACCATAGCGCTCATCGAAGCGATCCTGACCGTTGAGCTGGAGGCGGCAGCGATTGGCGATGTCGTCATACGAGAACGGCTGTGTGCTGAACACTGTGCCAGCCGGTCCCGTTGTAGTAGCCGGCAGAGAACAGTCGAGCTTGCGGGCATCCTGATAGACCCACACAAGCTCCTTGACTGGGTGGTTGAGGGTGAGGTCAAGGCGCACTGTCTGCGAGGTCACCGACTGCTGAAGACCATACTGAAGCTGATCAATCAGATACTCATGCGACTGCTGAGCGAAGCGGCGACGCTCATCTGTGTCGAGATAGATGTAATCCACGTAAACCGCGGCATCCTTGAACTTGGGAAGAGCAGCTGCAGCGGTAACAACACCGCCAGACCACTGTCCCTGATTCGTGCCCAGAGCACCATCATCGTATGTTGACAGGACGAGATCCGTAGCCTGACGGAAGATGAAGTTCAGGCGCACCTCGTGATACTGGAGGGCGATGAGCGGCAGCGCCAGACCCGGATTGCGGCAGAACCAAAAAGACAGCGGAATGTAGAGAACTACCGGACGACCGCCGCACCCCTGCGGAGTCGTAGACGTTCCCTGAGCACCATCTCCAAGCATCTGATCTAGGCGGATCGACTGGTCAATCGGGGATGTCAGAGACTCCCAGAGATACATCCACTCACCATAGTGGCGATCCATGACCTGTCCACCGATCTCAATCTCCACCTGCTGGATGAGCAGGTAACCCAGGCGGCGACGACCTCCAGTGGTCCACATTACATTGTGAGCTGCGCCCGTAGCAGTAGCACGCGTGTCGGGGAGCGTCACCTCGAGGTAGGTGCGGAACATCAGGTCAGCATTCCGGTTCACAACGACGACTGACCGCTGTCCGTATGCCGGCGAGCCAGTGAAGTTGACACGCATCGCCTCCATGGCAAAATTGGTATGACGCTTGTACATCACCTTCCAGAAGGTGATGTGGGGGTTTCCAGTGATGTAGGCATCCTGTGCGCCGTAGGCAACGAGCTGAAGAAGTCCTCCGCCCATTGTGTTTATCTTTTGCGAGGATATATTCTTGTCGCTTCTGAACAATGAGGGGCGGTGTCTACAAGACACAAGGAGCAGATACATGCGTCTATATCCCGGAGGTTGCCTGCAATGGTAAACGTACCACTCTACGTAAGGCACCGGCTGGAACTACGTTTGTTTCTCGAATCACCCGTGACAAGCATGAACTAGAAATTCAGAAGGCTGTTGCCAAGGGACTCAAAAAGCTGGAAGCGGAAGGGTATGGTATTACGAAGTTTTTCAATCTGGCTGAATCCGCATGTATACCATACTTCAAA